CACCCAGCCCGATTAGGGCTGGGGCTTTTTTAGGGGAATATGATATGATTTTCCCAGGAATCGACCCAAACATCACCTTCTTTAAAACTGAATTCTTGCCGATGTATTAAGTGATGAAATCAAAATCAAGGGGGCGATATGCCGTGTCAGCTCAAGTTCAAACAGCATCGGTGCAAGCCAAACGCCGCCCGTGGTGGCATTGGGTACTCCTGGGCTTCGTGATCGCCATCCCCATCGCGTGGTTCACGACACCCGAGGCCCCGCCGCCAGCGGTCCCACAGGAGGCTATCGACGAGGCTATCGCGTTCATTGAGCAGGAGCTCCTCGTCCGCGACGCCGCCATCCTCATTGAGGACCGCCAGATCGTCCTGGCCCTGGCCGTGAACCGAGCCATCACAGAGCAGGCCGCCCGGCAACTGGGNGAGNACTTNCTCAGGTTCTTCTCCGGCGCCGTCAGTCGGTGGTCGGATGATGAACGGATCACCCCCCCAACCCGTGACTCCTACGGCGGTCTGTGGCAGTACTACTCCGCGACCGTGGTCATCGGGTTCGACGCCGACACCGTGTTCCAGCGCGGCACGCTGGCCCGCGGGGCGTCGACTATTCGATGGTAAGGAGGAGCGACCGTGACGGACGAACGCCTGCAAGCACTCGAACAGCGCATCACCGAGCTGGAACGCGTCGTAAAAGAGTTGGCCGATAAAGTGCTCACCAAGGACGATTGGGATCCTCTCATCCAAGCCGCTGTTAAGGCGATCAAGGACCAAGAGCGCCGGGACAACCTGACTCGCTACGGCAACCCGTATGGGCCGACTCGGCGCTAGAGCTCATGCCACCGGCCCCGGCGGCTCCGGCCACTGCACCTGCCAAGGCGCCCCGGGCTGCTGGGGGATGTCCCTGAGTGCCTGCCGGTACGCCTGCCACTGTTCGCGCGTGGTGCCCGCGGGCACCGGTGCGTCAGGCAGCATAAGCCAGTCGGTTTCGGCCAAGCGGCGGTTTCGCTCCGCGCGAAGAGAGGCCCACGCTTGGGCCTCTCGTTCCTGCTCGATCTGTTCACGTGTGCGCCACGCGGCCTGAACGTTCGCCATCACTCGATCACCTCCGGCTCGGGGAACCGCTCAGACTCCGGCGCGTCCGGCCCGTGGAACCTGAGCAGCGTCACCTCAAGCTGTCCGTTCACCCGCCGCGCGGCCAACACAGGGCAGATGTCCAGCGTCGTCTCCAGGGCCGACACGTCCAGCTCGCCGTCGGGGAGGTTGCTGAAGTCGAAGGTGTCCGTCTGCCCGTCCAGGGTGGCGGTGATGGTCTCGCCCGAGATCTCGTAGGACAGGCTACGGTCACTGCGTTGCGGGGACCAGCGGACGAGCATCACTTCCACCTCCCGATGGCAAGGAAATGCGGAGTCATATCTCTGGCTTCAGACGAATCGTTTACCATCCACACACGATATGAACCCTCTAGTACCCCCAACGTCCCGCGTGTGAGTCGACTAGCAACTGCGCCGCCGGTTGTTGTCGAAGAGCCAAGCACCACCCAAACCTCATCAAATGACGCAGGAAATTGGCTCCATTGATAGAGGGCGTACGACGATGCGTCCACCGACACCGTCGGGCCTGTATGAAAACACATTTGCAACCCATTCTCCCACCGCACGTACGTCCCGTTGGCGTTGTTGCCCATCTCGACGATGNGGGAGTCGAGGAGCGCCTGGACATACGGTGCCAACTCGCTGACGGCCTGCAGGTCGTCGGTAATCTGGGCCAGGCCGCTGACGGTCTGCAACTCCTCGACAACCGACGCCAACCCGCTGACGGTCTGCAACTCCTCGACAACCGACGCCAACCCGCTGACGGCCTGCAGCTCGTCGACGGCTTGTGCCAGCGGGGCGAGGTGCTGGAAGTTACCGCGTATTGCGGCAATATCGTCCTGCACTCGGTTGGTAGGTGCCGGGATATTGGGATTGTAGGCCATACCTACGCCTCCTCCAACTGCAATTCAATCTCGCGCCGCTGTGGCAGAGACAGCGGGCGCACAACGCGATACGCCGTGATGTAAACCACGGTCTCCGTTGTCCGGCCGCCGCCTTCGTCCAGTATCAGCGCAACCTGGCTGGCGCCCAGGACATGCGGCGTGCCATCGACGGCCCGCTCGATGGTGCGGGCGATGCCGACCTCTCGCACCAGTCCCTCGATAGCCTCGAATTGCTCCCACGTCAGCGGCCGGGTGCGGAGCGTCCAGCGTCGGATGGGTTTNCCTGCCCAATCTGGCTCGCTCTCTTGTACGTAGACGCGAGGGAGGACGACGCCTCCCAGCATCGTTGCCATCAGCGCCGCCCCCTCCACGCCGTGACGTTCGCGGCGCGCACCAACCCGCGCCGCCGCAGCTCCTCGTCAAGCTGGCGGCCGAAGTCGCGGCCGTCCTGAACCTCCATGTGCTCGATGCGGACATAGACGCCACCGATGCCCGCGAGGTCCAGCGGTACCACGGCCTCCGGCCCAGCCTCGCCCACCAGGGCCAATGTGGGACGAGTGACGATGCCGCCCGCAGCCAGCGCNGGGATGCGNGGCGGNGACACNTCGAACAGCGCCCGCTCGACACGGTAGCCGCTCGGGATGTTGCGAACGAACCGGCTCATCGCCTCGTTGGCCTGCTCTACCGTCAAGCCCAACTCCTCAAAGCGGTCATAGAGCTGGGCGCTGACGTCGACGATGGATTCGATCTGCGCGTCGATGGCCTCCATGTCCAACGGAGCGCCGCGCAGAAACGCATCCTGCACCATCTCAGCCAGCGCCGTGATTTGCGGCTCCAGAANCTGGGCCACGAACGCCTGGATCATGGCCTGACGGATGGTGTCNCGNACCGACTCGCGTAGGCGATCGCTGAAGCCGGTGATGTCGGCCTCCTGGAACGCCGCCGCGATGCCGGCCGCGAAATCATCAGCGGCGATGCCAAGGGCCTGAATGAGATCCGTGATGGCGCCCTGGATTTGCGCCTCAAGTTCGCGAATTTGCCGCTCCGTGGCTTCGATTTGCGGCCCAACGGACTGCTTGGCCACGGTGTGACCTACGCCGCCGCCCAGGAGCAGGCCGATACCGGCGCCTAGCGGACCGCCGAGGAGGAAGCCCAGCAGCCCGCCGATGACGGCACCCCCGGCCGTGGTGGTCGTAATCTCCCTCTCCATGCGGTACAGGTCCTGCAACAGCCGCTGTCGCTCGGCGATGTTGCGCTCGAGGTTGGAGTACCGCCGGAACGCCTCTGCGATGCCAAGAATGTCCCGGCCGGGGTCAGGGAGGTCGGCCAACCTGCGCTGCAACTCGGTCTGCCCTGTTCCGAACAGGTCCACCATGAGGTCAACGGCATAGGCGATGGCATCCCGAATGATTTCGCCAACATCGAACCGCAACCCCCGACCCGACTCCCAGCGCAGACCACGCACCAATGCCGCTAGGCCCGCGTCGACCTCNGAGAGCCGCGCNGCCAGTCGCTCCAGGGCCGTCGCCACGGCATCCTGGGCCTCTAACTGCCGCTGCAACGGCTCCAGTTGCTCGACCAATGGTGCGATGGTCTCAGTAATCGCCTCGACGCTCTCGCCCGCCTCGAACATCTGGCGTGCCACCTGCGTAATGGCACGGGACAGCTCCTGGGCCCGGAACCGGGTCTCGTCAAACGCCTGACCGGTAGCCTGAGCGACCAACCGCTCAATCTCGACCAGCTCGTCCAACCGCTCGATGCGGGCCAGGATGGCCAGTCGCTCCTGCTCAGCTACATCGCCCAGCGCCTCCAGCTCCTCGCGGAACCGCAGGGCCTCCGCAGCGTATTCGCCCAGGTCGATCTGGCCCAACTGCTCCCACAACTCCTTGGCTTGATCGTACAGGCCACCGATGATGCTCATCAGGTTGTCGGCGAGCTCTCGCAGCCCCCTAGCCGTTTCAGGGTCGATGATGCCCCGGGACTCCAGGCCGCCGATGATGGACTCGATGAGCCGGGCCAGGAAACCAGGGTCGGGGTCGGCAGGGGTTGCGCCTGTCAGGCCGCCAAAGGCCTCCGGGATATAGCCCGCCTGGAACCCGGGCGCGCCCAGGAACTCCAGCACCGCGACCGGCCCGCGGCGCAGCACGTCCCACGGGATAACGGCCTCGCGACGGTGGACGACGCCGGCAACCTCGTCCGTGGGGCCCCAGCCGGTCCAGGGGGTGCCGGACTGGTAGCCAGGCAGCCCCAGGCCACGGGGAACATCGGGCTCCCACTCGATGCGGAGCACACCGGGAATCTCCACCTCGGCCTGGTCACCTCGGGCCAACAGCCGCCCCAGCGCCGTGTTTTGGAACCACAGCATGACGCGCTCGCGTAGGCCAGGATCCGGGGCAGGACCGATAAACGTCTCGCGGTCCGCCAGCGAGAATCGCTCGCCCTGCGCGTGCCGCAGCAGAACCTCACCCTCGGCAGTTGGTCCAAACCCCAGGAACGCCCGGATCCCCTTCATCACAGGATGCTGCTGCAGTTGCTCCAGCTTGTCACCGATCCAGCTTCCGATCTCGAAGTTGAGGACGATGGTAAACGCCAGCGCTCCAGCGTACGGCGAGCCCGTGAACATTCCGATCCCGATACCGGCCGCCAGTGCGGCAACCAGGTCCGCTCCGAACTTGCGGTAGTCCCCTTGCTCCCGGGCTTCGGCCAGAGACACCAGGATGCTCAATACGCCAAGCACTCCAGGAGCGCCCATGCGGGNGATGCCTGCCGCAGCCAACCCGAGGCCACTGCGGATCGCGTTGAACACCGTCTGTACGGTCCTGGTCGCCAGCGTCAGACCAACGGCGATCTGGATACCACGACGCCACACATCAGCCGTAGCGCCCCACACACCAGACCAATCGCCCGTCTCCAGTCCGCGCTGAATCGCCTCGTAGAGCTCTCCGACAGGCTGAATGACGAGGTTGAGGACGGCCGTGCCAATCTCGCGAACCTCGCCAAGCTCCCAATCGGCCAGCCACTCCCATGCATCTCCGGCGCTCTTGATGGTCCAGTCCCACGCGCCCGAGAGTGCCTGCTTGGCCTGCTCGATGGTAGCGGCCCAGTCGGTGTTCCGCAACCATTCCCAACCGGAGCCGAGAGCGTTGATCGTCCAATCCCAGGCCGACGACAGCCAATCACGCAGGTTGCGGATGGTCTCCGTCACAGCCGGAGCGTGCTGGTCGAGCCAATCCCAGGCATCGCCGGCCCGGTCCAACGTCCAACTCCATGCGTCGCCCAGCCAACCAGCTAGCGTTTCGACCGTCTCCGCCAGCCAGGGCAGGTGCTCCTCGATCCATGCCCATGCGTCACCGAGGAGGTTGATGGTCCAGTCCCACGCAGAGTCCAGCCAGTCGCGGACATCCTCAATCTTCTCGGCCCACGTCGTATTGACGAGCCAGTCCCACGCGGAGCCAGCGATGTCGACCAGCCACTCCCAGCCATCCGTGAGCCAGTCCTTGATGTCCTCGACCTTCTCGGCCCAGGTGGTGTCAGTCAACCACTCCCAGGCTGTCCCGGCGATGTCGATGGCCCACTCCCAGACTTCCCCGAGGGCATCCCAGATGGGCTTGATGTAGTNGTCCCAGGCGTCNGTCGCCGCCGTGCGGATGCCAAGCCAGTCTGCCTCCCAAGCCTTCCGGAAAAGTGCGATGGCACCGATGGCAATGGCGGCATAGATGACGATAGGCGAAAAGACCAGATTCAACAGCCGCCCGAATGCCCCCAACAAAGCACCCGCCTGCGAAACGGCCGTGCCAAGGACACCCAGAACACCAACGGCGCCCAGCACGGCACCGACCACGACGGTCCACCGCACCGCGTGGGCGCGCAGGGCCGGATCGATATCCTGAATGGCCCCGATCAAGTCCTCAAAGAGCCCGACGCCCGCCTCCATGACGGGGAGAAACCAAACGGCCATCTCGCGGCTAGCAGCAGAGGTGCGCTCTTGGAGCACCGCCATCCTGTCGTTGAACGCGGCCAGCCGCCGGACCGCCTGCTCATCCATAACGAGCCCGAGTTCGCGGGCCTGCTCGCGCAGCTCACGGATTCCCCGGGCACCCTGCGCCATGAATGGCACCAAGCGACGGCCCGCGTCGCCCATGATGGTCATGAGGACTGCGGACTGCTCAGCCGTCGTGCCCAACTCAGCCACGCGGTCGGCCACCTGCATCANAAATCCGTCAATGTCCTGGAGCCCGGCGCGCACCTGTTCCTGGGTGAACCCGAGGCGCTCAAACCCCTTGAGGAACGACGCATTCCCGGCGGCCGCCTCCGCGGTGCGCCGGACGAACGCCCGCAGGCCGCTCTCCAATGACGCGAGATCCGCGTTGCTCTGGTTCGCGGCAAATGCGAGTTCCTGAATCTGCTCGACGGCGATGCCCGTCTGTGCAGCCACCTTGTCCATGGTACTGGCATAATCGGCGGCCCGCTTGGTGACCAGGGTGAGAGCTGCCGTCATGCCGGAAAATACCAGCGCCGCCCGCTGGCCCACTTGAGTTACGCGCTGGAGGTCCACTTGGACGCGCTGGGAGAACTGCTGGACCCTCTGCTGGGCGCGCCGGAGCCCTTCGCTAAAGCGCGCGGTTCTGGCGCTCAAGTCAATTTGTAGATTGGCAATCGTTGCCATCTTGCGCGCTTGCCTCCTTTGCCCAGCGGAAAGGCGAGGGGATTACGCTCCCCTCGCCTCCGGTTTCTTGAACGGTCGCAGGAACTCTCGCCAGATACGGGCGCTGGCTTCTGCCGACCTCGGCCCGTTGTCTCGTCCAAGCAGCTGCTGCGGGGTGAGCATCTTGCGCTTCCGCACGTCCTCGCCAAAGGCGGGCGTCCGGTGGTTGATGATGTTGGCCGCGTGCCAGGCCAGCGCTTCCATCAGACGGTCATACCGCCGGCGCCGGCCCTGAATGGCCAGTTCAAATTCCCTCCACGTCATGCTCCAAAAGACGTCCAGCGGGATGTCATGCTCCCAGCACAGCCGCTGGTACTCGTCGTAGGGCAAACTCTGCCCCTCCGGGGGCTCTACGCTTCCCCCTCGTCACTCTCGCCGTCGGTGTCGGTGTCGTCGCCCTCGGCGTCCTTGGGCTTGATGAGCCCAGCCGCCTCCAGGCCCTCGAAAATCTTGTCGATGTAGTAGTCGACCTTGGCGACCTCCAAGTGCTGCAACGCCTTGGTCGCCGCCCCGCGGCCGTTGGCGGGGTTAGCCAACCCTGCAACCAGGGCCTCCCGGATAACGTGGAAGCCGATGTTGCCCTCGCTCAATACCTTGAAGAAGCTCTGACCGAGCCGTTGGTCGAGCTGGGCCAGCGCGTTGAAGTCGTAGCGCAGCTGGTAGGTCTCGCCGCCAATCTCGATGGGCACGTAGCCCCTCTGTCGATTTGCCATGGTATCCCTCCGTCAAATGATGGAGGGGCGGCGCCGTGGCCGCCCCGTCTTAGTCCTCCACCGACGTCTGCTCGCCCGTGGGCTTGAGCGTCACCGACAGAACCAAGCCGCCTTCCAGCTCCGCCGTAACCCGCGCGTTCATGACCACGGCGTCAAACTGCTCAGGTTGGGCGAATGCCGGATGGTCGACCTCAAAGGTGAGCGTTTGCCGCACCGATNGGCGAAGCGTCTGGTGCGTGGTCTCCGATGGGTCATAATAAAACTCTAGCGTACGCTCCACCGTATCAATGAGCCCGCCAATGTACTCCCGGCGGCCTCCCGGCGAATCGTGAGCGGTCACCTCAATCTGCTCGGCCTGCTCCTCGGCCAGAACGGGGTCCCCCCGAAGGCCGGGAATGAGCGTCTTCATACCGCCCTCCACCAAATAGATTTGTGCACCAAAACCCGCGTGCTTAGACATTTATTCTCTCGACCTCCTGATTTCGATTTCCTCACCGCCGAACTCCTCAGCGATGGCCTGTGCGAATCGCACCGTCAACCGCTGAGCCAGCTCGGCCCGCTCCATCACGCTCAACTGCTCGGACTCGATGTCCAGGAGAACAGAAAAGGCAGCCAGTTGGCTGCCTCTGCCCTGAACAGCTCGTCCTCTCGCCACATTGAACTCTACCCTCATCCCATCACTCCCCAGCACGTACCCGCACACTCAGCGGCACGTGGTAGACCTTGGCGTCCGCGTCGTACTCGTCCAGATCGCCCTCGATGGTCACACCATAGATCGGCGGATCGCTGGAGTAGTCGATCCAGCCGTCCAATGCCCGCCGCACAGCCGCGGCCACCGCCCGCACCTCGGACCATGTCTCGGCCCAGCACGAGAGCTGCACCAGCGGCAACGAGGCCCCGCTAGAACCCTGATGCGACGTCAGGCGCCGATTGCTCACCCGTTGGTACGTGATGGCCGGCAGCGCCGCCTCNGGACCCTCATCGGGCCGNCCGCCGACCGGGAAAATCCGGGTGCCGACCAGGGCCTGCACTTCGGGCGAGGCAAGCAGGCGCTGGCGGACCAGAATTTCGACCTCTAACGCCATGGCATCACCACCGTTACTTCTTGCCCTTGGCCTTCGCGGCCGCCTGCAGCACGGCCTCGCGGAACACGTCCCCGGCCTCCTGCACAGCCCGTGCACCAACGGCGTCCAGCGCCGGCCGTAGCCAGGGGCGGGCCGCCATCTTGACGGTCCCGGTCTCATGGAAGTTGAGGTAGAACCCGTGGTCCGTGGCACCGATAGCGAATGTCGCCCGGTCTGGCCATTTCTCTACCAAAAGCCACTTGATGGTCTTGTACGCGTGCCCCTGGCCCGGGTGGCTCGGGCCGCCGGGGTGGCGTGGAGCCCGTCGGCGCGCCTCTTCCCCGATCCGTTTGGCCGCTACTCTGGCAGCCTTGGTGACGGTGGCCCGCTGCGTGTTGCGGCGCATGGCCTCAAAGGCCCGCAACACCGCCTTATGGCCCTGCATCGCGAAACGGATTTCCATGGGTCGTCACTCCTGCGCCGCCGCGCACACCAACTCCGTCATCTCGCCCCGGTCGTAGGTACGGATGATGTCATAGCGGCGCCCCTGGTACCGCAGAGCCCGCTCATCCTGGTACTCGATGGAGCGCACCTCAAACATGACCTCAGGCATCAACCCAGCCATATGCGCCGCGTAGAATTCCGACTGCCGCACCGACCGCCGGTTGGCGAACACCTGCCGGGCCGTCTCGACCTCCCGCATCTCGCCCGTGAGCGGGTCCTGCTCCAACGTCCTCGATAGCAGCTCGACCACATCACGAAACAGCACCGCTCACGCCTCCTTGGGCGGCAGATAATCTTGCGAGAGCGTCAGGGCGGCCACTAGGTGCTCATACGCCCGGGCCAGTCTCTCCGCGTCGGGGTTGTCCCAACCGAATTCGACCTTGCAGTACACGACGATGGCCCGCTTGATGAGGGGGTCCAGATCCTCATCCTCTGCATCCACCTTAGCCGGGTCGACGCCGGCGCGCTTCAGATCGGCCTTGGCCGCCGCAATCAGGTCCTGCACCTCACCATCGTAGGCGGTGGTGCCTGGGCTGATGCGCAGGGCGAGCTTGACGTCATCTAGCAGAGTCATCGTCATCGCCTCGACTTNTTGCGCTTGGGCGGCGGGGACGCATCGGCCCCGGCAGATTCGTCACCCACCGGGGCCTTGTCCACTCGCTCAATGAGCCCATGCCGCTCCAGGTACGCCGCCCGGTCGGCGTCTTGGATAAGGCATAGCTTACCGCGCAGGTAAAGCTGCCTGGTCCACGGGCAGACGAAGGACCGCGTCGCCCGGTACATCATCGGGCATCACCTTACTCGCCGGCTGCGGCCTTCTTGACCCGCACGAAGCCGTTCCACTTGATGACGTTCCCACCGACGTACACGCTGCCGCGGTGCGCGACCTGGCCCGACCGGAACTTGTAGTCCGTGCTCCGCTGGATGTCGATGTCCGAGAAGATGGCCAGCCCGTAGTTGGACAGGTGACCGTAAGCCATGCAGTAGGTTCCGGGCGCGGTGCCGGCGCCGGACAGCACACCGCAAGCCGAGTTGATGATGAACGGAACACCGTCAATCAGCCCGGTGTTGCCGTTGTAGCTGATGGTGTGGATCCGGTTGCCATTGCCGTCGCGGAGCTTGGCGAACGCCTTGAGATCCTGCTTATTGAGGATCAAGGCCGCACCGGACTCCACATCTTCCTCCCCACCGTAGCTGAAAATGATCTCGTCCAGCGTGCCGTCGTCGATGGTCGCCAGCTGCAGGTCCGTCGCCGGGTCGATGGCGCCGGCCTTCGGGTCCGCGCTTGAATAGGTGGAGGCAAAGATGCCCGTGAGCCGGTTCGCAGTGCCGGGACCGACCAAAATCTGCCGGGCGATGCGCTTACGGAGGGCGATGCGCACACCGTTGACGACCTCGGCGTCATAGTCGATGTCCGGCAGCTTAAGCACGCCCTCGTCCTCTTCGGTGTACACCGTCACCTTGGACTTGCCGATGCGCACGAACCCGAACTCAGTGTCGGACTCGTGGTAGTCAGCGTCGTCCGCGACCTCCTGGCCCTCACCGTAGCCACGGACGTAGGACCGCTCGAACGCCTCGCCGCCGATCCGCGGGAAGATGCGGACGAGGTCGATGAGAGACGAGACCTCGTTCCACGCCGGCATCAAGTCGGTGCCGTAGCGAGTGGGCACCAGCACACCTTCGGTCGTCAGCTTCACGGCGTTCATGGCCTTCAGGGCGCGACCGCGCTCCGCCGACGCCTGGACACCCCAGCGGGTGATGACCCGCGCCTTGTCGGCCTGCATGGTGTCGACAACTTGCCCAGTACCGGGCACCAACGCCGGCTCGTCTCCGCCAACCGTGCGGGACTGGAGGACCTTCAGTTCCTCCTGCAGCGCGCGGGCGTTTGCCCGGGCCACGATAGCCGCCTCGTACTCCCGGTCAAGCGCCTCAATCTCCGCCTTGACCGAATTAAACTTCTCGACACTGCCCTCGGCCGCGTAGGCTTCCGCCTCGGCGACCAGGGCCTTCCGCTTCTCGACATACTCCTTACGCGTCATCGTCCTTGACCTCCTTAAGTTTGATTAGCTCCAGTTGGAGCTGCAGGTCGGCCTCGCGGCCGCCGTGCGCTTTCCAGATATCAAAAAACCGACGCCACGAAGCGTCGGCCTTATTGAGAACCGCCAACCTGCTGAACGCATACGCCGGCGCTGCCCGGGCATTGGCTGACTCCGGCTCTGCATCGTCAACGTAGAGGATACCATCAGCGAACCCAAGCTCCACCGCCTTGCGCGCACTCATCCAGGTTTCCTCATCCATGAGGCGAGCCAGCTCATCCCTCGGAAGGCCCGTCTTAATCTCGTAGGCGTTAATGATAGCCTCCTTGATTTCGTCGAGCACGCCGGCCATCTGACGTAGAAACTCGGCATCGCCGACCGCATGCACCCACGGATTGTGAATCATCATCACGGCCGCCGGCGACATCAACACCTCGTCGCCCGCCATGGCGATAATTGTTGCCGCCGACAATGCCTTTCCGTCGATCTTGACGGTGACCCGTCCGCTGTGCTCCTTCAGGGCGTTGTAAATGCCAGCGGCTGCCCAAACCACGCCGCCCAGGCTGTCGATCCACACGGTCAGGCTCTTGCCCTTGTGCTTGGCCAGCTCCTCGCGAAACGCATTTGGCGTTGCGTGCGGAATCCCCAGCCACTCATACGCCCACGCGTCGTCCTCATCGACGATCTCACCCTCGATTCGCAATTCCGCTTCGGTGTCGGACCGATTGAGGAACTGCCAAAACCGCCGCTTGCCCTTCAAGTGCCATCACCTCCTTGGTCCGGCCCATCATTTACGACGTCCGTGTCTAGCCGTCGGATCGGCTTGTCGCCGCCTTCGATGGGCGGCAGGTTCAGAATCCGGCGCCACTCGTTTGGCGTGAGGGCGCCCCGGTCAACCATCTGCACCAGCCCGAGTTTCGTCTGCATGCTCGCAAACGTCAGGGCTGTAGCATCGAACACGATCCGGTTGCCGAAACCACGCTCCCGGCGGCTGAACAGCTTGCGGGTGAACTCCTCGCTCATCTGCTGGGCCAGCGGCGCAATCTCGGCCTCATAGTAGGCNAGCCACTGGTTTTCATCGTACTTCGCCTGGACGATGGCCTCATTGACCCGGAAGAACGAGTAGATGCGCTCGACCGCCCGCTGCTGGAGCGGGGAAGCTGGAACGTAGGGCTGGCCGCCGTCCCGCATGGGCTCGATGTCGAACTTCGTCGCATCTTGCGGCAAGATGCCCGTCTCGTTCTCCAAGCTCAGGTAGCGNTCCGAAAACTCCCGGACGTTCCTCTCGACGTCGTCGGGCTTGAGCTGATGCTTGAACTTCATCATCCAGCGAATGAACGCCGACCGGCGCACCGCCTGGACGATGCTCTGGTCCGAAGCAGCCACGATTTCGAGCAACTGTTTCAGTGCTTCCGCTTTGCGAGCGCCGAAGATGTCGTTCTCNGCGTACTCATCCCGCAGGTGGATGACGTCCTTGTAGGGCAACTCCAACAAGTCGCCGTCAGTCAGTTGGAACCGCATCCACAAGCTTCCGTCCGGTCGCAGGATGGCCTCGGCCGTCGCTGCCGGGATGATATAGAGTTGCTGCGGAAGGCCGTCCTGGTCACGGACAATCTGGACGAATGCATTATTGTTCAGCTGGAGCAGCGTCGCCAGCCGCTCTCGGAACATCTGGCCACCGCTGTAGGGATTGGGCTCCTCCAGCAGTAGCCGCAGATACGGCTCCGGGTTCACCTGCAGTTGCCCGTTCGTTTCTCGGATGTGCATAGCCATCAGCTTGCCGATGGCCTTCGCCTTCGGCCGGATGGCCGCCCGGACGATGTCGCTCTTGTAGAGCGATCCGTCCCAGGTTCGATACCAGCTGCCGTGGTCGGTGATGAGCAGGACCCTGCCAACCGTCTCACCGCGAGGTCGATTGAAAATGCGCTGCAGCCAGCTCACATGCTCACCACCTCTGGCATACGAAAACCGCCCTCGATGGGGCGGCTCCCGTCATGGTTGGTACACGGCAAAGTCGTCTTTGCACCTGAGGTATGCCACATAGGCATTCAGGAACGAGGTATAGCCGTCAATTCGGGCCCTGCTGGACCGCTTATCCGGCGTCACGTTATTGTTCGCATCCACCCGGGCCGCCGTGTTCGTAACGCACCACCTAAAAAGGCCGTTGTGCCNGCTGAACACGATCTTCCGATCAGCAAACAGCGCCCTGGTTTCTTTCATGGGCCCAGAAAGCGTCTTAGCCCCCTGCGCCACCTCAAACAGGACCCCGCGGCCGTCCTTGTCCTCCCGAGGAAAACCTCGGAGCTCCATTTCCTCGGCGAAGTCCGCGAAGTGCCATCGGTCGGCACCGATCTTCCAAAACACCACGCCGTACTCCGTAGCCAGCATTTCGAACCATGCGGCCACGTCCTTGCGGCTCACCAAGCTGCCCTCACAGATATGCAGCAGCTTGTGGTTTAATGGGTCGCTGGCGCCCGTCCGGGTGAAGCTATCATAGGCCATCTGGTCCCGCTTCGAGTTTTGCTCTAGTCGGTTGCGAGCGATGAAATAGCGCTGCCATACGTAAAGCTTCCCTCCGAACGGCACCAACGCCGTCGCACAGCACAGGTCCGTCGTTTCGGCCAGGTCCACTCCGCCGACAGCGTACTTGTCCCGGAGCATGTCCAGGCTCATATCGGCGGCACACTGGTCGATGGTATGCAGGTCGAAATAGGCAACGGCCGTGCTTGCCGCCCGGTTCAGGTGCTTGGCCAAGAAGCTCGGCAGCATCGACGGGTCAGCGACCGTCTTCTGGAACTCCTCACGCAGATACCGCAGAGTAGGCCGACCTTCGAGCAGGCCCGGGTTCGCCTTGATCCAGCACCGCTCATCGGTCGGGTCGTCATCCTTGTCGATACGAAAAATCATCGGGAAGAGCCGCTCGTCGGTCTCCCCGTTAAGACGCTTCTCGCACCGTTCCAGGACGCTGTCGAAGATGCCTTCCCGCACGAAACCGAAGGTGCTGATGATGATGCCCAGCGGCTGCGCCCTGGCACCAGTTGCCGACGTGAACACGTCATAGGTGTTCCGGTCGGTTATGGCGTGCAGCTCGTCAATCACGTAACAATGCGGGTTCAGACCGTCCTGGTTCTGCGAATTTTTGCCGCCCGGCTTCATAAACGAGTTGGTCGCCGGGAACAAGATCATCTCCGCATTGTCCCTGTCACGCTTAGTTCTCCAATACTTGCGCGGGTTATCCGGCGGCGTCAGATAAGGGCTCGACTGCAGCAGCGCCTTGGTGTTCTCGTAGACGATGGCCGCCTGGCTCTTGACCGTAGCGAGGCACCATACCTGGGCGGCCGGCTCCCCATCGAGCATCAGCATATATGCCGCCAGCGCCGAGATGAAAGTGGATTTCCCCCACTTTCGACCGACAAACAGCACCAGCTCCCGGAAATACCGGACGTCCATGTCCAGCTCCGGGT